TTACCCTCTATTGTCAAAAGGGTTCAATTCAACAGCAGCCTCTAAATGACCTGGAGCAAAATGCGCATAACGCATAGTCATTTTTATATCGCTATGCCCCAGTATTTTTTGCAACACAAGAATATTTCCGCCCCGCATCATAAAATGACTGGCAAACGTGTGACGTAGCACATGAGTTAATTGCCCATCAGGAAGCTCGATCTTCGCTCTCTTAATTGCAGCGTCAAAAGCCTCATAACATGGTGAAAATAGCGCTCCTCGTTTTTTAGGAAGCATAGCCTGCAATTGAGGTGAAATCGGTACAGTGCGGTTCTTCTTTCCTTTAGTTTTAACAAATGTGATTCGACCGGGCAGTACTTGAGATTGCTTTAATCCTTCTGCTTCACTCCACCGAGCACCAGTCGCAAGCCCAATACGGACAACAACCCCCAAATCTTTATTCCGTGACTCATCACACGCAATCAGAAGGCGTTCAATCTCATCTACATACAGAAACGCCAGTTCCTTTTCTTCCTCACGAAACTTGCGAATACCAGTCAGGGGGTTTTCACCAGACCACTCCCCAAGGCGCTTCAGTTCGGCAAAAACAGCATGTAGATATGACTGCTCGCGATTAACGGTTGCTTCACTAAGTTTTTTCTTCCCCTTGGGATTCCATTCTCCTGATAGCCTTCTTTCCCGATAAGTAGCAAACATATTTTTGTCAAACTGCGAAGCAAATGGATCTCCCAGCCTGGAACAAATCGCCTCAAGTTTGACTTTGCGCTCTGCACCAGAGGACAAGGTTTTACCGTACATCTCAAACCAACGAGCAATCAACTCAGAAAGACGAGGACCAGAACCATCTTGAAACTCGTCTCCAACTCTACTATTCATTAAACGGCGCTCATAAGAGAGCGCCTCACTTTTTGTCGCAAACTGTTTACGAATGCGTTTTCCCGATGCCCCGTAGGGATAACATTCGCAAAGCCATTTACCTGATGGAATCTTACGAACCGACATTTTAGTTACTTATCACATAAATCAAATGCAGCCTTAGTGACATCCCCCAGACTCTTTTTTAACCCTGGGGCGGCATCATTATCTAGCCAAAATGGATTATTGTTATCTAACGGTAACGCACCAAATGTTTTACCTTTTATTCGAGCCAAACCTGTAAGTGCATATAACTTATTATCGTCAAAATTCATTACATAAGGATTACCATCAAGACACTGTAATTGAACCTCATCAGTATTAAATGGCCACACCCCATTGAAACTCTCACGTTCAATGGTTTTAAAAGGCATTGCGACGGCGGAAAAAGAAAACATAGATAAAAAGTAACTAATAGTTGAACCTTTTTAACTTTCATATCATTACCTCAATTTAGCTCAAGTAAGATTACAAATTAAAAAACGCTCTAGAAATGACACCGCCTACCAACCCCCCTACGCAGATAAAGAATATTATTTCTTTTGGATAAAGTCGGATTAATTCTGAAGCACGAAGTCGGACTTCTGGTAAGGTCGAACTCTCTGTGTGGCTTGATGCCGATTGTTGCTCTAACCACGACAATGCAGACTGTAACTGAGAACGAGTAAGATCGTTTAAACGTCCTGTACCGAAATTGATATGGCAATACCGCAGAAGTTTTTGTCGAAGTCCACAGTCTTCACTGTTACGTAGTAATAAACTTACAAGAGCCTTACAGGCATCATGATCTTTACATCGCTCAAGCATTGCATGCAGAAAACTCTCCGCTGTTTTATATTGATTTACTGTCATATCATCAATACCAGCTACACCAATCTCCGCATGTACTTTTTGCCAAATAATAAACGCTTCAGTATTGCTAGCTTCTGCAATAGCAGCAACCAAGCTATTTAGCTCCTTACGCTGAGCCTTAAGCAAAGGGCGATCGTCATCATCATTATTCGAAGGGATTGCGATATTGACGGTATGAGAACCATCATATCGCTCTATCTGAATATTCTTTTCGTGAAAATCACGCCCAGCAACGCGATTGTTTGAACCGTTTGAGTTGACGGCCATGTCACCTCCCTACTATCACCTGCCCTTAGTTTCGTTATAGTCACGACCAGCGATACGGTTATTACCACCAGAAATATTTAACTCACGTCCTGATGGCTGAGTTTCCTTTTCACTGATCGCACCTTTTAAAGCCCCAATCACCGCGTTTTTCACATCTAACGAAGCTGCTCGAAAGCGAGTAATCAACTCCTGCTCATCATCGTTATAAGTTTCAGGTGAGTGAATTCCCAACACAACATACTGAACATCAAGGCCAAAACGAGACAGCGCTGCCAAATACGCAGCATCAGGAAAGCTATCTCCTTTCTCATATCTAAGCTGAGTTAGCTTTTTGACTCCACCAATGTCGCTCATGGCTACTTGACTAAGTCCCAATCTTTCCCTTTCCTCACGCAACCGCTGACCAATATCATTTTTCATACAAAAACCTTGACAGGTATCTTTTTTGATACCAAAATGATTTCACGAGCTATTAGATGATCACAATATACCACTATGAAACAAGTTCTTCACGATACCAGATCACGCATTCCGCGTAACACCGCCACAGGTCCAAGACTGGCACTTCGGCTGTCCCTCGAGGAGCGAGCCGTCATTGATGAAATGGCAGCTAAAGAACAACGCTCATCCTCTAACATGGCGCGCATGATCTTCCTTCGCGGCCTAGAACTAACCCAGAAAGAACAAAACAAATCTTCCTGATCAAGAGGCTAGTGGGATGTCAGGTATAACCATCAATATCAATGTGAATGCCCCCTATGTATCCCTGCAGAAATATGCAGAGATAACAGGTATCCCTCTTAATACATGCAAAAAGATGTTGGCTGACGGTCGAATTATTATCCGCCCCAAACGCGCCAAAATGGAAAAGCCTGAAGTAAACCTTGTGGCGATGTTAAAAGACGCTTTGACTAACAGCTAAAACAATGAACAGAGCACCATCATGAAAAAAAACGCTAATAATCCATACTCCAAATTTCGTAATGGCGTAGAACGCCATGTACACCACGTCGCTACCAGTGCATCACGTAGTAACAGTCGCTATAACCTGAACGAGACGCACGCAACACCGGATGGCCACGCTGTAAAACAAATCGGCGAGCATGCCTGGCTGATTGAGAAAGCTGGAATCGTGGTCCACAAATGCCCACGCAATCCGTTTACCGGAAACCGCATTTTTGCTCTAAGCAGTGGCGACAATCAGTTCGGGCAGGATTTCACATTATACGAAGCACTTCGCACGGTTGATCGTCTGCTTCGCGGGCAAAGTTTTATTAAACAGGCTGATTTATAACAGGTGCTTTATGACCAAAGACCATGCACAAGGTGTATTTATCCGTTTTATTGATTTTCGCGGTGAACTGTTATTACGTGCATCCGCTATTGACGGAGTGACTCCGGCGGGTAAAAACGGAGCCGACGAAGCCACTTACGTTTATCTGAACGGCACGCGACTGCTTGTGGAACTTCCGTACCAGACCGTACGAGAAATCATTAGCGAAGCTGAAAAGGCACGCCAGGTTAATGGCGATGAACCCTATATCGAAATTATTTGTATGGATTCAGAAGCTGAAATACAGAAAGCAGATTAAAGGGCGTTGTGATGGGCAAAGAATATAAAACTCTCATTAACAAAGCACTTGAGCGTTTTTATTTTCGCTTAAGTGCATCAGGCGCTCATGCTGAACGTGCGGCCCGTGACTCATTGACCAGAGCAATCCGAAGTCTGTATGACGTAGCTTTTTACGCTGATGATCTGGATGCACTTAACGAACTTTCCGAGCTGATCTGTGCCGCAGAATGCGGGGAACATATTGAACCGTATAAGCTGGGGAATATCGCATGAGTATATTTATCTCATGGCTTGTTCTGATTATTTCGGTGGCCTGCGCTATTGGGATTATGCGAATTATTCATTCAATAAAAAAGATTGAACGCTTTTTCACTGGCGAATAACAGAACAAATAAAACCACAGATTAAATAAGAAAATGTAAAAACAATCCGCATTCGCGGAGGTATTCGCACACGCCAAGGAGGCGTAATGGCAATTAAGCATTTTCCTGTCGTTCGTTTTACCTCCAGAGGGCGGGAATACGAAGTCGACGAACGCCTGATTACCACAATCGACAAACACCGTTCAGAAAAGGATGCACATCACATCTATCTCACTGACGGCACTTACTTCTGCGCCACGAATGTGGTGCGGGTGAACCTTATCCGACAGGTACAGGAGTCACGCAGATGACCATTCTGGACTATATTGCCGCCAATCCGGGGTGTAGCGGTGGAGAAATCGCCGCAGCACTGAATACCCCAACCACAGCCATTAATGCGGAGTTACGCCGACTCTGGCGCAGCGGTTCAGTCATAAGAAAAGAGCGCAAAACAGGCGGTCGCTTTTCTTACCAGATAAACCCGATGCCGTTCGGGTGTGGCAATCCACTTACCAACATGTTTAACCAGCTACTGAAGGAAGCCAGAGCATGAGCGCCATCAACCACAAGGAATTACGCGAACTGGCGACTGACCTGCAACGAATGGCAACGCCTCAAAAATTACTGGCGTTTCGCGCAATGCTCTCGCCGTCTGCTGTGCTGGCACTGCTGGATGAGCTGGAGCACGCCAGAACCACACCTCTCGCCATTCGCCTGACGCTCCGTCATGAAATCGAGGATTTCTGCGCGACGTTGGAGGCGCCAGGCGAACCGGAAACGCCGGAAGCAATACAGCAAGAGCTGCTGCAACGCATTGACAAGGTTTTTGATTTTTTTCTGAACCACTAAGAAACCAGAACATGCACACACAAAAAAACCGCTTGCCATGCCGCAATCAGTCAGGTTACATTTCCGCTGCACCTCATAAAACGGGTGCCGGGTTTCGCAGCCCGCTGACAAACGTAGCGCACAACCGCGCCAGCGGTTTTTTTGTGCGTACTGTATCGCCACGTCTTTTTCGCATCTGAATTATGGTGGGGCGTACGGGGCCGACTTCGGTCGGGCCGGGTTCTGCGTTTGCCGGTACTGCGAACCTCGTACGTCTCGCCACCCACAGTTTCGCAGCTCTGGATGGTGAGTTTTCAAAACTTACACACGTAGAGGCCACACCATGGCAAACCGCAAACAGCACCGCGCTATCGCGGAGCGTCGTCACATCCAGACTGAAATCAACCGCAGACTTTCCCGCGCATCACGCGTCGCGCAAATCATGCACATCAATATGCTGCATGAGCGTAGCTGCGAACTTTCAAACCTCTATTCATCCGCTGTTTTCAGTTATCTGGCGGATGATCTGCGCGAGCTTCAGCAGCTCATCCAGCAGCAAAACAAACTCCATTAATTCCTGTTCCGGGCCTTTCCTGCACCTTGCGGCGGGAGGCCTTCGCACATCTGTAACAAGAGGATTGCCGCAATGATTCTCGCCAACGACTTTCTTGAATACCTGCTCAACACAGAACGTGATCTTGCCGTTCGCGTGCGTGAACGTTATGACATGTACCTGAAATCCCTGCCTGTACCGCAGCTCGCTGACGGAAAGATTGTTATTGATGGTCGCTACATGATTGACAGCCACGAGGGAAATTACAGGCTTTACCGCATTGAAGGTGGCACCCCGTCCGTTATTGGCATTTACCAGCGCCCATCCTCTGCAATCGTCGATGTGATTGCCGACAGCATCCGCATCACACATCGCCATGCCGACACAGAAGACACCGTGCTGGAAATTCAGCGGCTGGCTACAGTCTGCCGCGACACCCTGAATGGCATGACGAAGTAAATCACTATGACGGCAGAGTACATCAGGGACTGGCAACAACCGCGCCACGCAGTGGGGCGTGAAGGAACGGGGATCCCCGCTCCTGAATCCGCGCTTTCCTCCTGGCTGGATGCCTACCGGGCAGAGAACGAGCGCCGCCAGGAAATGGCTGATGCGGCGTTCTCCGCCACGCCGCTGGGCAACCTGATTAATAAAAGCCTGGACGCACAGGAAAAACAGGACAAAACCATCACACTGGCAGGAGACGCCAGAAAACAGGCACGTGGCGCGGTGGATGAAGCCATGGCCTCGCTGCGCCTGCTGCCGTCCTATCTGCGCGATCCGCTTATTCGCCACCTCTCCTTCCTGCGCAAAAAACAGGAAGCCGATCGCCGGAAAGGCAAAAAGAGCTGGCAGGCTGAACGCTACGCGTGCGGAACCCTGCGCAAAATATTCGAACGTCTGGACCGCACCGACCACCGCTGGCTGACACCGGGTTATCGCTCCCTTGCCGGACGCGAACGCCTGGATGATTTGCTTTACCTGCCGCAGCTCAACAAACACCAGATACAGACGCTGGCCACCATGACGGCGGCGATGTTCAGCAGCACCTTCGAAAAACTCTGCGATGGCTTTGGCGCGACTGATGGCGAGCTGACCATGGATGTAACGCTGAAGGCTTATCAGATGCTGGCCCGCATGGCGTTACACCTGCACGCCATGCCTCCACATTATGACGCACTGACAACAGACAAAGACCGGAGGAACGAACCGGACACGGAGCTGCTGCCGGGCGCAATCCTTCGCTTGACCTGTGCGGAATGGTGGAAACGCAAACTATGGCTGTTGCGTTGTGAGTGGCGGGAAGAACAACTCCGCGCCGCCTGTCTGGTTTCCAGAAAAACATCCCCCTATCTGAGCCAGGACGCGTTAAGCGAGTTTCGCGCACAGCGCGAGAAAACACGCGATTTCCTGAAAAGTTTCATGCTGGAAAATGAAGACGGGTTCACGATTGATCTCGAGACGGTGTATTACGCGGGAGTAAGTAACCCGGTTCACCGTAAGGCAGAAATGATGGCCACCATGAAGGGACTGGAACTTCTGGCCGAAGCCCGTGGCGACAGAGCGGTGTTTCTGACCGTCACCTGCCCGTCAAAATACCACGCAACAACGGAGAACGGTCATCCGAACCCCAAATGGAACGGGGCCACCATGCGCGACTCCAGCGATTACCTGGTTAACACGTTTTTTGCGGCGGTCCGCAAAAAACTGAACCGCGACGGCCTGCGCTGGTATGGCATCCGCACGGTGGAGCCTCACCATGACGGCACTGTGCACTGGCATATGATGGTCTTTGCACATCCGGACGAGATTGAAACCATCGTGTCCCACGTCTGCGATATTGCCATTCAGGAGGGCCGCCACGAGCTGGGCGATGACATAACTCCGCGTTTTAAGGCGGAGTATGTCGACGGCTCAAAAGGCACACCAACCAGCTACATCGCCACCTACATCGGAAAGAACCTGGACAGCCGCGCCGTGGATGGCATCGACCCGAAAACGGGCAAGCCACGCGTTGACCACGAAACCGGAAAATCAATGGCCGAGAGCGTGGAGCGCGCCATCGGCTGGGCGCGCCTTCACCGGGTCCGTCAGTTCCAGTTCTTTGGCATCCCCTCCCGTCAGGTGTGGCGTGAACTCCGCCGCCTTGCCAGCCAGATGGCACGCAACCCGGAAGGCCCGCAACGGCTGAAGGATGACGCAATGGATGCGGTACTCGCTGCCGCTGATGCAGGATGTTTTGCCACCTACATAGAGAAACAGGGCGGCGTACTTGTTCCACGCAAAGACTACCTGATTCGCACCGCCTACGACCTCGCCGATGAGCTGAACGATTACGGCGAACAGAGCGTACAGATTTACGGGATCTGGTCACCACTCATCGGGGAATCCTCCCGTGTGTGCACGCATCCGGATAACTGGAAGCTGGTAAGACGCAAACCGGAAGCGGAAGACAGCGCCCGCGAAAATGGTTTTGACCTTCAGGGCGGCCCTGCCGCCCCTTGGACTCGTGGCAATAACTGTCCCCGTGTACAGGAAACAGGCAACAGCGGGACAGAACAGTCGAAAGAACGGCCAGCACCGTGGCCGCAGCTTCCTGACGGCGTTGAAGTGAACGAATGGATGCGCTCACTGAAACGGCACGAACGCCGGGCGCTGATGCGTTCGCTTCGTGACAAACAGGTAAAAAACAGCAGTGATGAAATGCAGAGCTGGACACAGAGCCGCAAACAGCAGCGGCCTTTGCCTGATAACCACGAATTACTCGCTAAAGAATGGCGGGAGTCTGCCGAATCTCTCGGCCTGCATATCGGTGAACAGCAGATGCAGCACCTGCTACGGGGCGGCAGCCTGTACGTTGACGGCAGCATCATTGCACCGCAGGGATATGAAATTGTACGCAAACCGGATACCCGCCCGGACAGCCGAATCACGCAGCTCTGGCAGCACCTGAGCCGTAATCACGGCGTAAGCAGCACGGAGATCCGCCATAACCCGGTCGCCAGCTATCTGGCACAGCTGGGGGCATCAGACCCCGAAGCCGCCGCACGCCTGGCATCCGCACTTCAGCAGGATCAGAACACCATGAAAACACCCGTTACCGTGCTTTCTGACATGCTGCGCGCCATCCGCGACGCAGAGCACGCACAGAGAATCAGTGAAACCACTGAACGCGCCAGCCGCAAAGCAGACCTGCTGCAGGGTGGCCTGACCAGTGGAAACAAAAAACAGACAGAAACGGGATCCACAAATCCCGTAAATGAGCAAAAAACGCGCCGCGATATATGAAGCGCGCACAAAACAGGCGAAAGCGGGATTTAAAAATCCCGTAAACGGTTAATTAACCAACATAAGGAAAATCGACATGAAAATTTGTATCGACGACGGCTCCACCAACATCAAGCTGGCATGGACTGAGAACGGCGAACGCCGCAACGCCATCAGCCCGAACAGCTTCAAGTCGGAATGGTCTGCGCCGTTCGGTGGCACGCATCCCGCGAACTACATGCTTGATGGCGTGCGCTATGGCTTTGATCCGGTCAGCGATCGTTTTGTCCAGACGACTGACACGCAATACCAGTACAGCGATGTGAATGTAATCGCCATTCATCACGCGCTGGTCAAATCAGGCATCACGCCACAGGAGGTGGATGTGGTTGTCACCCTGCCACTGAGCGAGTATTTCGACACAAACGCACAGCCGGACATGGCCAACATCAACCGCAAAAAAGCGAACGTCATGCGCCCGGTGGAGTACCAGAACGGCGAAGCATTCACTATCCGTAACGTACGGGTTATGCCTGAATCCATTCCGGCTGGCTTTAAGGCACTGGCTGACATGAGTCCGTTTGAATCCCTGCTGATTGTGGATTTGGGCGGAACCACGCTGGATGTGGCAAAGGTTCAGGGGCAGCTGGCAGGTATCAGCCAGGTGTTTTGCGATCCAAACGTAGGCGTTTCCCTGATGGCTGATGCCGTGCTGTCGGTGATGGCCACTAACGGTATGCGTACCAGTCACCACATCGCCAATACCATTATTGAGCACCGTCACGATGAAGCCTGGCTGCGCCAGCACATTCACAATGACGCGCATTACAACAGCCTGATGGCGGTTATTCGTGAAAAGGAGGAGACACTGAAACAACGAGTGATCCGCGCGCTGGCGGGTTTTTCCGGTTACGGGCGGGTGATGGTTGTCGGTGGAGGGGCGGAGATTGTGGCACCCGCTATCCGCGAAGCCTGCGGAGTTAATGCGACTTTCATCGCGGACGGGGTGCCACAGTTTGCTCTGGTTAATGGGCTGTACGCAATGAACAAGGAGTAAACCAATGACGACACCAACCAGAAGAATAAGTTTCTATCTGAAGCCAGCTGCCGTCAAGAACGAAGGAGAAGCATGCGCATGGCTGGACAGCCTTACACCAGAAGCCCGCAAAAGCGGCCAACGCGTGGCTTTTCTGGCCGGGCTGGCACTTCTGAAGACGAATCCGGCAGAGGCTTACCGACTGGCCGCATGGGCTGATGATGAGATGTTACCTGTGACACAAATCAGCTCAAAAAAGTTTGAAGCACAGTCTGCACCAGTGGCTAAGATAACCAGCCAGATGGCTGGGAATATCCGGGCGTTATTTCCTGGGTAAAAGCATCTGCGCGAAAAATGCTCACATTTATAGAAACAGTATCATTCCATTTGGCGCACTTACTTCAATAATCGATCTGTTAAACAAATAGATTGTCTATTATCTATCGATTAAAACGATCAATTATCTTGACAGTAATGTGCCTTTTTGTAAGATCGTTCGCATTGTGAGCGACAAGATAATTGCGCGGCATTGTCCATGCAAAACGCCCCAATAGCAGCAACTATTGGGGCGTAGAACTCGGTCGGACTCACTTAACCTGATATGCGTGCCTTCCGAAGTAAATCAAAATGTGCGTCGTATATTTTATTGCTTACACGCACCTCTGTAAAGGCACGCATATTTTTCCTATGAGGTAAATAAAGTGCGGGCTAAAACAGGTATTTGCAAGAACCCTCATCGTTATAACCCAACATTTCTGTCTCTCCCTGAATATCAAGGACAAGAAGGTCGGCACAAATGCGCTGCCTGTGCTTTTGAGCTAGGCATAAAAGATGCGCTTGAAGGACGCGCTATGGCTCAGAATGATTTAGTTTTAGCTAACATTCCGTTTAGCCAGGCTGGAACTGTAAGGCACAGAGATGCTTATGAAGCATATGTTCGTGGTTGGCGATTAATACACAGCAACAATTGATATTTTTGAAGCGCCGATAAGGCGCTTTTTTTGTTTGCACGATAGTGCACAAGTTTGCACAATTTTTTTGAACGACTTTTTGTACTTCCGGCCCGCGTGGCGGCTGGATCCGTCAAGGATCCGTACGTGCACAAAAAACGCGTTTTTTCTACGCGCAGGTGACGGGGGAACAGCCCGCGTTTCAGGGGGTAAATAGCATTCCCTGAACGATGTCGCAGAGACACAACAGAATGGCCATATTTCTCACGCTGAGCATGAAAAAGGCGTGAGGGCTTTTGATTTGATGGGGTGAAAGGTAAGGCCGTCAAAATCGCACTGAGGCAGCGAGAACATACAGTCAACGTGGTGGGATTGCGTAAGAGTCTGACCGTCGATGGTGGCGATAAACTGGAAGGCGTCGTGAAATTATCTGATTGATACAGGAGCTGGAGAGTCGGGGCATAAATTTTTTATGCCCCGGCGAAGCAGCAGACAAGCGAAGCGCGTCAGCGATACGGCACCTTGCCGACCATACTTCGTAAGTGCAAAATACGAGCAAAGAAATCAATGGAGGCTGTCTTATGGTCATTAATTACAAGCAGTTAAGAGAAAAACGGGAGCAGGTAAAGGAGAGCTTTCGCCGCAATGAAGATCTGACCCCGCTTGTACGCCTTGCCCAGGGCATTGTTGATGCTTATGAAATCTCGCTGGAGCTGCCATCACAGACCTGGACAGATAGCGACGGTAATCGCCAGCATTACGTTTCATGCGGACTGGAAGCAGCCGAAGGATTTCGCAGAATGCCTTTATCTCAGATCCCTGCCGCTACCCCCAAAGCAAGGGGCGGCAATGATGAGCGAAAACTGATTTTCAGCATTGAGACAGTGGTTGACGACACACCTGGCGAAGTCGCCTTCGTGCATACTCCTCTTTCGATCGCAATGTATAACGATGAAATACAGGTTCGCGTTAATAATAATATCGTGCCACTTAAAGAAGGTAATTCACCCTACACCACCGTTTGTGAAGCCATTCAATATTACGTTTTCTCTGAAATTGATAATCTCAAGCCTGACGGCACCCAGAAAATGGTTCAGCTCTGGTAAAAAGGACAGCCCCATCACGGGGCTGTTTTTTCATCAAGAAGAGCATAAGAGTTAAAACGGATCACCTCTTCGCCAAGCCAGTCATTGATGTGCTTCATGGCCTCCATAACGGGCATCAGCTCGTTAATTGCGTAAACCCGCGCGGCCTTCTCCACATCACCAAACGCACTTTTTTCGCCCGGCATCGCCCCCATCAGTTGCGGCGGAACACGGTGCGCAGCCAGCACATCATCACGGGATGCCGCCTTAACATTCATGAACTCATCTTTTGCGGTGATCTGCTGGAACGGCAAAATTTGCACCCCCTCTTTGCCCCCGTTGGGCGCATGAATGAGCACGTTTTTAAACGCACCACCACCACGTGCCCCCTGTAGCGTTTCTTTCAGGGAGTCCATGCTTTCGCGGTTTACCTGCGCTGCACCGATGTAGATGATGCACCCGGCGTGGGATCCGTTGTCGTAGTACAGTTTTCTGAACATGTCCGCCGAATGAGAAAGGCTGGCCGAGAGTAATGCGCCAAGATATTCCGGCATGCCGTAGATTTCCTGGTTAATATCCGGATTCATCAGGTGGCACACTTTGCCAGGACGAAACTGAAACGCGTCCTTGCCATCCTGCACATACCACCATGATTCAAGATCGCTTCCGCGTCGCATGTATTTCGCCAGGGCGTGCCGTAATTTAAGCGGTTCGCCGAGCATATTGCTCCGAAGCTCAAGGAATGCGTTACCGAACACAAACCAGTCCAGCGCCAGCGCCGAGAAATCCTGCCGGGAAAGCAGCGGGTGCGGAATATAGCAGCCGAGCAATACATTGCGCTTAAAGTAAAGCGCAGACTGATGCCAGGACGTTTGCCGGGCAGCTCTTGCCAGACCGTACCAGTCCACCGGGGTTTCATACCACCGCCCGTTATCAGCACAGTACATATTGTCCAGCAGGTCATGCCCGGTCAGGCGATAAGGACCATCAAATGTGAATGCACTGAGCGATGATTCTTTCCTGAGCGCATCAGCGAGATCAATGCGTGAACTCATGCGCACTTTTTTATTTTTTCTGCTCATCAGAACTCCATAACCGTGAAACGCTCGTTTTCTCCTTCGCCGCCAATCGGTTCATTAATGACAGCAAGCATGGTTGCCCACGCAAGGTCGCCGTGGCTGATCCCCCTCGCTCGGTCCGTTTCGTAAGTGATAAAGCCGCCCGGTGTTTTCACCTTACGCACGGCGTTAAAGGCCGCGACCAGCTCGCGTTCGGCACGATCGTATTCCCACCGCCCGGCACGCATTATTTGCAGCATTTTCAGTACCAGCGACCGTTTTGATGACAGCGTGAAGGTGTACGGAATAGCAGCAGGGAAAAACCGTTTCACTATCTGATAAACGGCATCCCCGTGCCCGCCAGTCGCATCAATGCCGATGTGTTCCACGTTGTAGCGACACGTGAACTCTTCAATGACTCTGGCCTGTTCTTCAAACTCCAGCCCCTGAACGCGTCGCGTCTCCACCGTTCGAAAACGGCCACCAGGAACAGCCGGAGGAACCACCACGGACACCGCGCCGCTGTCGCCGTTTCCACTGCTGCCGTTTGCGTCATACCCAATCCATACCGGACGATTCCCCATCGGGCGGGGAGCAAAAGGTTTCCAGTCTTTCCAGTCGTCGTATCCATCAACACCGCAGCCAATCAGGATATTCAGGTTAAATGCCGATTCCCCTTCGCGGACAAACTCACACATATAGAGATTGCGGAACTCGTCTTCGGTGTTTTCATCACGAATTTCATCAATATCGGTGTGTTTCCAGCCGTGATTAACCACATCTTCCAGCGTGACAATTTGCCGCCACGTCCGGTCGGGGCAGATAAGTCCGTTATGCAGCGTTTTCCAGTCCACAGAAAAACGCTGGCGTTTATGCGCGGCCTTTTTCTCGTTCCAGCGGTCGCCGTTCCAATAGACGTATGCCTCGTGCGTTTCGGTGGATGGCGTGGAGAAGTAGGTGCGCCGCAGTCCGCTGAGGGTTGCCATAGCGCCAGCCACCTTGCGCAGTTCAGCAAAGCGACTGACCCAGAAAAATTCATCAAAATAAAAATTGCCTGTGTAGGACTGTGCCGTCGCAGCAGAAGTACCGAGAAAATGCAGTTCTGCGCCGTTGGAGAGGATGATTTTATCGCCCCCTTTCAGCTCCACATCAACTTCAGCCGCGGCCTTCTGAATAATGCTTTTAAACTGGAACGCCTGACGACGCGACGCAGACAAAAAAATCTGGTTACGCTGGTAAGGTTGTGCCACATCGTCACGCAGCGCCATCAGCAGTGCTTCCTGTGCAAAATACCAGGTCGCCCCAATCTGTCGGGATTTCAGGATCATCCTGTTACGTATCCCGGCTTCACTGCAAAGGGTCAGGGAGTCAAACCAGCCCCGCTGATGCCACTCCAGCCTGCTGATGATTTTTTCCCGCAGTGCGGCAATCTGCTCCGGCGTGAAATGATTTTTAAGTTTTTTCGCCCGGCCTTTCTTTCCTGTGGCCGTCGCATCCGGCTGGCCATCATGCAGTTTTTTAAGCTGCCGGGTCAGCAGGTCTATTTCCTTAAAGTCACCACCTGTTTTATTCTGTTTTTCAGTAAGCTGGATGAGGCGCGCATCGATGGACTGCGTGACACGCTGCACGGGTGGCGTTTCATCCCACTGGTCGCGTTTTTTCCACGCATAAATCGTGTTCGGGTTTATTCCCATCAGACGTGATATTTCTGCGGGCGGATAACCCTGCCAGTAAAGTTGCCGCGCACGCTGGCGCACAAAAGCGTCCTGAATCATTGCTCCCCCTGAGTAATTACAGGAAGATTACCCGCGCGCGAAACCGTTCTCCTTAACCCCCTGTTCTGGCCGTTTTCTTACAACAAAAGCCCTTTGTATCAGCCTGTTACGCTTTGCCATCATGACTGAAGAACCAGTCAGAGGGGCAAAAACTATGGCTAATGAAAAAAAGACATCCCGCAAAAAGTTTCGCGTGGCTGTCTCCGGATCAACTGTTGATGGCCGTGAAATCAGTCCGGTGCATCTGCGTGAAGCCGCCGAGAACTTCAACCCGGATGTTTACGCTGCCCGCGTGAACGTTGAGCACTATCTCTCGCCATGCCCGTCAAGCGAATTTTCCGCAATGGGCGATGTCACCGCACTGAGTACGGAAGACATTACGGAAGGTCCGCTGGCCGGACGTACTGCGCTGTATGCAGAAATCGAACCGACCGAGCGCATGAAGCAGCTTGTCGCGGACGGCAAGAAAATCTATTCCAGTATCGAACTGCACCCGCAGTTCTCCGTTAACGGGCGCGCCTATCTGGTCGGGCTGGCGATGACCGACACCCCGGCAAGCCTGGGCACTGAGCGCCTGAAATTCACGGCACAGCAACGTCAGGCGGTGATGACGTTCAACAGTGTCCAGGGTGAAGCACCGCTCATTTCCGAAGCCATCGAGTCTGAAATCATCGAAATGGCAGAACAACGCCAGGAAGAAGGCACCCAGTGGTTTAACCGCGTAATGGGGATTATTGGTCGTGGCCGCAAAGCGGATGACGCCAGTTTCTCCCGTATTCAGGAAGCGGTGGAAGGCGTCGCAACGTCACAGGCCGACATTATCGACCGTTTTAATGTGCTGGAAACCCGCCATCAGCAGGACCGCCAGAAAATCACGTCACTGACCACAGAGCTGACAGCACTGAAGGAAAAACTGCGCACGCAGGACGGCGATCCGCAGAACCGCTTCACCGCAACGGGCGCAGCCTCCGACCAGCTGGCTGACTTCTGATAAGACAAAGGAGCAAATTTTTATGAATCTGGTGATGTCAGATATTACCCGCAACAAGCTGGGTTGCTATATGGCGCAGCAGGCGTCGCTTAACAATATCCCGGTATCTGCACTGGTATCGCGATTTACCGTGGAACCCTCGGTGCAGCAGCGTTTTGAAAACGCAGTAAAGGAGAGCACTGAATTTACAAAAAAAATTAACGTGTTCGGTGTGACTGACCAGAAAGGCGAAAAAATCCTCCTGGACACCACCGGGCCGATTGCGCGCACGAATACCAGTTATGACGGCACAAAACGCCGTAACCCGAATAACGTGGTTGATCTGAAAAACCGCAAATACCAGTGCGAACAGGTGAACTACGACACGTTTATTTCGTATCCGCAGCTTGATGCCTGGGCGGCACACCCTGATTTTCAGTCCCGCGTCAGCACACAGATTGCCCGGCAGGTGGCGCTTGACCGCATCATGATCGGTTTCAACGGCACGTCTCACGCGGATGAGTCCAACTTCAGCACTAACAAGCTGCTTCAGGACGTTAACGTGGGATGGCTGGAGCACATCAGAACCGACGCCAGCGAGCGCGTTATGAATGATGTAACGCTGACCTCCCGCAACATGGACAACACCGTGGCGCACGCGGGTAAATATGCGAACGCTGATGCACTGGTACAGGACGCGCGCTCATCCCTGCTGGATGAATGGCACAAGGAAGCTGACGACCTCGTGGTGATTATGGGGCGCAACCTGTTTAACTCGCTGCGTCTGCCCGTGCTGAACAGCATCAGCGGCCAGAATCCCAATGCGGAATTACTTGCCGGACAGCTCATCCTGTCATCGCGCGCCATTGGCGGGCTGGATGTATTCCTTGCGCCGTTCTTCCCGGATGCAACGATGCTGATCACCTCGTTCAACAACCTGTCAATTTACTGGCAGAAAGGAACAATGCGTCGCCTGATGAAAGACGAGCCGGAATACAACCGCATCGCCACCTACCAGTCCATCAATGACGCTTATGTCGTTGAAGACTATGGCAAGTGCGCGATGGTCACTGGCCTGAAGTTCGCCGACAGCTAATCACCTCACGGCGGGCATCATGCCCGCCTGTAACGGAGAGAAAAAATGATTACTCCTGCACAGCAACACTGGCAGAACGTGATGGCACAGCGCGCAGGCCGGGCGAATGAAGGCGTGGACCATGCCGCGCGTACCGCGCATGAAGAGGTGCTGTATCGTCTGCGTCTGGCACAGGCCCGGCTTAAGGGCGTACAGGCCAGAAGCGCGAAAGCCGCCATCAAAAAAGAGTTATTGCCGGACTTTTCCGGCTGGATTGAGGGAACGCTGGAGGCTGACGGCGGGCAGCAGGATGAAGTGATTGCCACGCTGATGGTGTGGGCGATTGACTGTGGCGATCTTCCGCTTGCGCTGCGTATTGGTGCGTATGTGGTCCGTCACAACCTCATCATGCCGGATAACTTTGGCCGTACTGCTGCCACGGTACTGACCGAAGAAATCTGTAATCCGGTACTGACGCAGGCCGGGACGGATGCCGACGCGGATTTGTCCGCCTTTATCGAACCACTGGACACCCTCCGGGAGATTGTCACCGACCAGGACATGCCGGACGAAGTGCGCGCCAAATTATGCAAGGCGTGCGCCTTTGCCCGCCGTGGCCTGAGTGATGCGGACAGCATGGCCCTGTCACTGAAGCTGCTGCGCGAAGCGATGCACCTGAACCCGAACGCAGGTGTGAAACGCGAGATTGCAACCCTTTCCCGCGCCCTGAAAAAAGCCGATTCCGCAGCCGCACCAGAAGACGCCAGCACACCGCAGGCGCAGGACGAAAGCAGCAAAAGTAAAAAGACAACGCGGAAGCCTGCAACACGAAAAACCACCGCGACGCAGAAGGCGAAGCGCGGTTAACGACTGACCCCGTCAGCGGGCGGCGTGCGCGGTGTTCCGGTTTGACTCCGTGACCGTTTACACCGCGCACCCACCGCCCGATTTTTTCAGGAGTGAACCCCATGAGTATGGTTGCCAGAACCAACCCCGGACCCGCAGAGGACGACATCACCGATACCGATGATGGTGATACCCGTATTTCAGCAGGTGCATTCTGGCCGGATATTGTGCTGCGTGAACTGCGTCTGGCGGTACGACTGCCGGGCCGTGTGACCACCTCCCGCCTGCTGCATACCGCCACCGGGGCCGTGGCACACGTTACCCGCGAGCTGGAAGCGTGGCAGCAG